GGGGAGGTGAGGGTGCGGTCGTCTTATTAGGATTCGCGAACGAATCGATATCCTCCTGCGTTTCGACATATTGCTGAGGCTGCGAACGAGGGACTTGTCGAGTGTTCTGCACGGTTTCTGGGGCTCGGCGCATCACTTGAGGTTTGGGAAAATCGAGCTGAATTTCATTGAACATAGCCATCTCGTCATCGCTGAGTTTCACGACGGAATTGTCATTTCTGTCGATAACAATTTCACCGTCCATTACTATCTATATTGAAACTAATCTTTTTCCTTTAACGCACTTTATAAAAAAATATCAGTAGATAATAAATGAAACTTAACAACACCGATCGTATGACCCTCAAGGTGATTCTGGCTGTTCTTTTTCTCCTCACTATCATTTCTCTGATGATGCCCAAGAGAAGCATGTACCAGCCTAAGACGATATCGATCACGTCTGCTGGTCAGGGTGGGTCCATTTTCGGTCTCAAGCGTGGGTCGGAGTGTCTCCCGGGCCCTGAAATAACTTCGGATGCGTACACCGTCGACAACGTCGGTATATGCGGTGGCCAGGGGTTGGTTCGCGACGCCGCCAGCTATGAAATTTCGGACGGAATCGGTGGTGTTTTAATCTAAGCTATTATAAATGGCGATTGTCACATCAAATTCTTTAATTCCCGACCTCGAACATGAATATCACACGATCTTGGTTGACACGATCGGGCAAGCGAACAAGAATACGTTCACCGTTCACTTACAGCAGGAGCTCGAGAATGTCGTACAGGTCAAACTGATCGCAGCTCAAGTGCGACCCTCGTCAGCCTCTAACGTGTGCTCCATTTCTGTTCAAGAATTAGATACACAATTCACTCAGCGCGCGACCAATGAACCAAATGGTCAGTCGTCGCGCTCGACACTTAACAGGGCGTTCGGTACCATCTTAGATGATGGGTCGGGGCGCTTCAATTTCAAGGATGAGTACCCGGTCATGCAACAATATATTACCCCCATTCGGAAAATTTCCAGGCTTGACGTCACACTTCGGGACCAGACGGGTCAGACACTTCTCGGTACACTCGACAATTATTTTATTTTTAAGTTCACGTGTAAGAACAAAAACCTTCCAGGGCATTAAAAGAGGTTTAAATTTTACCTCGTAGTATTATAAATGTCCTCTGGCATTGTTCAGTTAATCGCTGTAGGTGCTCAAGATGAACACATCATCGGCGAACCTGAAATATCTTTTTTTACGTCGACTTTTAAGAGGCATTCTAACTTTTCACAATCTCTCGAAAAACAAACGATACAGGGACTTGTGAAAGGTAATTCCATGTCAACCATTCGGTTTGAACGAAATGGTGATCTTCTTGGATATACGTATTTCACTATTGATGACAACAACAAGGCGGTGGATGTTCAGAAATGGCGAACAATTATCGACAAAGTGGAACTTCTCGTCGGTGGACAAGTTATCGACACACAGGATGTATTTTTTACGGAAAAGATTGCCATAGATACGTGTGCTCAGAACGTTTCTAAAAGTTCCAACGGACCGCACCCGGGTGCAAGCGCTCGGTCATACTTTTATCCACTTCGTTTCTTTTTTTGCGAAGGCCCCCAGTCGGCGATACCACTCGTAGCTTTACAGTACCACGCGGTCGAGTTACGCATTTACTGGGGTCCAGATGCCGGAAAATACAACGTCGAATCGTACGCAAATTATTATTACCTCGACAACGAAGAGCGTGGTATCATGGCGTCTCGGCAGCATGATATTCTAATCACCCAGGTACAGAAAAGCATCCCATCGGGCGAACTCACGCAAGAGCTCACATTCAACCACCCCGTCAAGTATATCGCTGGGTCTAATACAAACTCCGAAAGTACACTTACGGCTATCGATAATAAAATTAAAATAAGTGTGAATGGCACAGATCTCAGTCCGTACAAGTGGGCAAAGCCTCATTACGTTGATATTACGAGCTACTATCACACAAATTATGTCACATCACCAGATTGTTTCTTATACCCCTTTTGTCTTAATACGAGCTCACTTCAGCCAAGTGGCTCACTTAATTTTAGTCGCGTTGAATCTGTGAAGATTCACAGTCAAAGTAGACCCATCATAGATCCTATTTATGCCGTGAACTATAATATTCTCAGGGTAAACAACGGTATGGCGGGTCTTATGTACGCGAATTAAAATGCACTATTATATTAAATGCCTAAGAACTTGAGCACGGTTGGTGGTGCGACGGAACTTAGGTTCGGTAAAAATTGCCGTGAAGACCAGGCAGATAATTCTATTGTGTTCAATGCGAGTGAAGAAAAGATTGATGCGACGAAAGCCGGTGGTGTGTACATCACCCCACTTGAATTAGCGTCCGATTTTGCCGGTGTCGGTACGGATGATACGACCAATACGTTCGTCGCGTACAATCAAAGTACACATCAACTGTTTAGGACACAAGTCCCTTTATCTATTTCAGCACTTTCTGGCGCCGGGGGAAATAGTGGAGATTTAACTGTCACAGGGAACTTGTACGTTTCCGGAAACGTAACATCGGTCGGTACAGTCGCTAATATCCACGTCACTAACACGACAATCAAAGATGGCCTCGTTGAAATCGGTACGAATAATACCGAATTAGCTACGTTTGATCTGGGGCACATCTTCAATCGCGGACCCAATGGTTCGAACGTCGCCGTAGCCTATGATGCGAGCGCTACGGAACTCGTTATCGGTTACACAGATGATAGTGCAATGGAAGTGACACAGGTCACAGTCAATGATGCTGAAACGATGAATGTTCACGTCTATGGTAAATTGTACGCAAACTCGAACATCGGGGCTGCGAATACAGCACCTGTACACACACTTTCGGTAGGTACGAAGTGCTTTATCGAGGGTGACGGAAACCATTCGAATGTTATCGAAGCGCGTGGCAATACGTACACGAGCGGGAACGTATACGTTGAAGGTGGTCTCATCACGAATACGGGTGGTGTTACTAAAAAGACATACAGTCACCAGGGTACGTACACCTCGGGTGCCTCAGTCGCAGATGCGACACTCACGTTGACATTTTCGCAACACGCATTTTACGCTAAAATTGTCGCACAACTCCTCGACGATCTCGATACGGAGGTGAGTACGATGACCCTCGATATAGCCGGTGGTGAGCGTGGAGGTGACGCGACCCCGTTAGCTATTGCGATGGGACCCATGTCTATTTTTGGAAATACAAACACAACCCCATGGAGTTCTGCCGTGACAGTAGCACCCACTACAGTTGCCATTAAACCTTCGATTGATTTGTCTTCACCCGGTAATTACACAATTTTCGTCGAATACATTTCCCGTAATACGTCTGGTGAACTTACGAGTTTGACTGTAGGTACGGGTACACCCATAGAATTCGGATACTAAATACATACTCTCTCCAAATGACCTGTTCGTCATTTGCAAAGATGTTTTTTATATAAGCTAACTATAGATGGCCCATACGAACGTCCAGTTAGTTTCAGGAAACCTCACCACAGGTGGAGATGATCCTACATTTTACATCGATCGGGTTAATAATAAAGTTGGAATAGGAGGTGTACCTGTCACGAGTGGCGACAATTCGTCAAACGTTTTACAAATTACCGGGAGTATGCTCGCAACAAATTATCACGGTGATGGATCCAGTCTGACAGGTTTAAACGATTCTAAATGGCTTGAATATTCGGGTGACGCGTCTAAAATTTACTATAACGGCGGTAATGTTGGTATCGGTTTGACTGATCCGGGTACAGCCCTAGATGTAAATGGAACTGTCACAGCTACTTCCTTCAGTGGTGGAGAATCGACCGTGACGGGGACAAACACTTTACACAACACGACCATATACCCTTTAAAGGTAGAGACAGTATCCTCCAGTTCTACACCGGTTGAGGAGGGCATAGGGACTGGTATTGAGTTTCGAGTGGAGAGACAAGATACAGACAACATACAGGGGCATTGTGGGGCGATACGGGTGTACGGTGCTGAGGGTATTCCAGGCACGAATGATCTTTGGAACATGGCGTTTCGTGTGAGAGATAATGATACCCAAAGAGAACCCATGACTATTAAATACAACGGAAATGTTGGTATCGGGGAAGATAACCCGGGTTCGAAGTTAGTGGTTAACGGTGACATTTACGCAACCGGTGATGTCACAGCGTCTTCCGATAGACGCCTCAAAACAGATATCAAACGCATCGAGAACGCACTCGATAAGGTATGTGCCATCGGAGGGTACACGTACATGATGAACGATAAACCGTCCACGGGTCTCATCGCACAAGAGGTCCTAGAGGTTCTTCCCGAAGTCGTACACGGCTCAGAAGAGACGAGTTACTCTCTCGCGTACGGAAATATTATTGGTCTACTCGTAGAGGCTGTAAAAGAACTCAAAGAAAAAATCGGTTAATATAAATGACGAGCTTAAACACCGTTTCGTCACGGTTCGGTGGTACGGCACCCCACGGCCTCAAAGAATTATACGGAAAAAAATTCAGTGATGGTACGTCAGCGCCCGCGTCAGGTGGTGCTATTAATTTACGAGCGTTTACTGATAAAGTACCATCATCGAGTTATACTATAGGAACATCATATACTGATGCGGATTTAGTACCACCGAGAATGAATTCTACATCTCAAGGTGGTTACACTATATCTGGGCATGCGGGTAATACTGATCTATTAAAAGCATTCAATCGAAGTAAGTTTTCAAATTATCCAGGTACACCCGAACTACAGTTTCAATATAATACTTATCAGGGTCCGGCAACAGCCTGGACAGGTGTGGGGTCTCTTGACGGAGCTTGGGTGAGAGTAGATATATCAAGTGCGATAAGATTACGTGGTTTTGTAATAAGATCAGAGGCTACTACAAATATACCTAGAAATGTGCGACTACTTGGATGGGACGGGTCGAAATGGAATATAGTATTCACGAAATCCGATGCTTTCACCAATCCAGGTGACGGTAGAAACAATATGAACCCAATTGTGATAACATTTGACAATTTAACAGAATCTTATAGTAAGTATGCTTTTGTATGGTTACGAGTTAGTGCCAATAATGGCCTTTATCTCCCACGTTTAGCGCAATTTAATCTCATCCCGGAATAATCATTACCTCACATAAAATGTGATACATTTTATCTAAGCTAATATAAATGGTCGCGACGACGAGCCATATATTTTCAGGGAAGGTCGATATCGCGAGTAACCTACAAGTTGGGTCCTCGCATTTGTTCGTCGACACTGAAAACGGTAGGGTTGGTTTAAATGAAAGTAATCCAGGTGCAAATCTTCATGTTAGTGGAAATGCATACATAAGCTCTGACCTGACGATCGGAACGGATGTACACGTGACTGGAAATACTGTCACAGGGAACATCGTCACGGGTCGCATGGAAGTCGGAGATTCGCTCACTGTCGATAGTCTTACACCCGGAAGTGTACCTTTTATAAATGGGGGTAATGCCCTAGAAGAATCTTTCATCACGCAGGGAACTGACACGGTTACCATCACGTCGAATCTTGAAGTAAATGGAAACGTCAATATAAGCGGTGAAACGTACACAATCGACACACAATCTCTCGAAGTGAAAGATCGTATCATAGGAATCGCATACGACAATACATTGAATGGTGCAGATACGGGCATTCTCATGGAATATCCTAATCGAAATGTCGGTCTCATTCACCATGGTGCGTTCGGAAACCCGTATGCACAGGAATTTACCATCGGATATACACAAAATACAGCATCCGATTCCACTATCATCAACGATACCGCTAATGTCATCACGGTAAATGTTCTCGGTCACTTTCATACGCAGAATAACATAACCGTCGGTTCCGGTGGAAGCTATTACGGTGACGGCACGACTCTTACGGGTGTTGCACTCGCGACGAATCTCACGAGTAACGCAGTCCGTATATCAGCGCTTGAAGCCGCGAACACGGTTCAAGCGAGTCTCATTTCTGCCTTAAACACAGACCTGTCCGTTGACGCTTCCCGTATATCAACACTAGAAGATGCGAACACGGTCCAAGAGGTTTTGATCACCGCCGTAACCAATGACCTTTCAGATAACGCTGAGCGTATCACGACCCTGGAAGATGCCAATACAGTCCAAGGGGTTTTGATCACCACCGTAGCCAATGACCTTTCAGATAACGCTGAGCGTATCACGACCCTGGAAGATGCCAATACAGTCCAAGGGGTTTTGATCACCACCGTAGCCAATGACCTTTCAGATAACGCTGGGCGTATCACGACCCTGGAAGATGCTAATACAGTCCAAGGGGTTTTGATCACCACCGTAACCAATGACCTTTCAGATAACGCTGAGCGTATCACGACCCTGGAAGATGCCAATACAGTCCAAGGGGTTTTGATCACCGCCGTAACCAATGACCTTTCAGATAACGCTGAGCGTATCACGACCCTGGAAGATGCCAATACAGTCCAAGGGGTTTTGATCACCGCCGTAACCAATGATCTGTCGGATAACGCGGCGCGGGTAAGCGCTCTGGAAGCGACCGATTCGGTGTTATCATCGGTTATCACAGGAATTCAAAACGACTTATCTGATAACTCATCAAGAGTATCAAACCTTGAAACGTCCAACGCATATCTTTGGGCGAATCTCGCCGACAATTCTGCACGTATTTCGAATTTAACACTCGATGACGTGGTAAACGTTAACAACACGACTTCGAACATTATAAATGTCACCGGACTTACTACGACTGCAAACGTCGAGGTAGGTTCGAAGCTGTCCATTTCCGGACTAACAATCGATAAAATCCCAATCGTCGGGACTGGAAACTTCCTTGAAAATTCATCTATCGGTCGCTCAAACGGAACAATCGTCATTTCCTCAGATCTTGAAGTCCTCGGAAACATCGTAACCAACGGTAATTCCTACACGATCGAATCAAACAACCTCGTCATTAATGATCGTATACTTGGTATCGCCAATAACAATACGTCACATGAACTCGATGTGGGTATCATCATGCAGCATCCTGGTAAGAATATTGGTCTCATTCACCACGGTGAATCTCAAGGTGATTCCGATCCACATAATCATACGTTCACGATTGGATACACGCAAAATACGGTGTCCGATAACCATGTTTTCGATGACTCAAATCTCATAACCGTCGAGATTTTAGGTAATCTCATCACACAAAACAATTTAACCGTGACAACTGGAAGTTACTATGGTGACGGTACGACGCTAACCGGTGTCGCTCTTTCGAGTGACCTTACTGACAACGCTTCTCGTATCAGTACAGTAGAATTAGATCTAGCATCGAACGCTTCTCGTATCGGTGTAATTGAAACAGATTTAACGTCCCGTGTTTCAACACTCGAAGATGCCAATACAGTCCAAGGGGTTTTGATCACCACTTTAACCACAGACCTTTCGGATAACGCTTCTCGTATATCATCTTTGGTAGCAGCCAATACAGTCC